TCTCCAATCGAGATATCGACAAGTTGACCGGGATAACCGTCATCGAGCATCGTTACGCTTGTCGCACCTGCATTCGCAGTGGCGAAAAGACCAGTGATAGCATTACCGACGCTAGGTGTGGTATCACCAGATGTAAACACCGTTCTTGCAACAGGATCAACATTTATAAAACGATTTGTCATGCTTGGGCTTCCGGAAAATGTGACCGGAACAAGACCGCTAGCATTTCGCCCTATTTGAAGATCACCGATTCGATTATCACCGCACCCGTTGCCGACTTCGATAAGTGAACCTGACCCATACCACTCTTCACCTAACAAATGGTCAATAGAACAACTGTCACAATCTTCAATGACAACAAGTCTCCCCGTCCCCGCTGTTACGCCAGAATGAGCACCTAAAATATGATCAATGCGAAGTCCGTAGCAACCAGATGCTTTAATTCCAATCCAATCTTCTAAGCTACCGTTAGTTTTATAGAGGTTCAAATGGTCAATAGCAGCTTGCCCGACATTTGTTAAAATGACTGCATATCTAGCCGCATTAATATGTTGATGATGAAAAGAGATGCCAGGTTTGAAAGAACCAAGATTCATATTCAATCCGTCTTGGACGCCGACCATTTCGCCGCCCGTAAAATCGATACCTTCACCATGCACACCACCATTACAAAGCACGCCTGTAGCAAGGTGATAAAATACTGGCGCGCGAAGAATAGGGGCTTGACAGTCGGCAAAAATAACCGCTGTAGCCATGTCAAACGTGCCGGCTTTACCTTGTGCATTAGGTCGAATTACTTCTGGATACCAAGCATTTCCGATGTAAACGCCATCATTCCAATAATGTGTCGTCGTGTCTGCACCGCGATAAATCGGGCGATCAACAACCGGGCCTCGATACGGAACATAAGGTGATCCTGTAGGCCCGACGACACCGAGCGCAGTTCCACCGCCCGCAAATGTAGTTCTGAAATTCGGTGTATAAACTTCAGTCGGCTTACTCTCGTCCGTATAAGTAAATTGCATTCCTCCGGAAGAATTAGTCCATGTGAGAACGGCTTCCGGCCCAAAGCGGATTACGAGCTTTTTAGCAGTTGTTTTCAAAATGCGAGAATTGAGGGTGTATGCTGCCGTTTCTGAAATTTCAGCACCGCTAATATCGGCAACTGCTAGCATCGCATCCCATGCGTTTGCGTTTGCCGATGCGGTCGCTGTTGCAGAAGTCCCAAACCATGAAGCGAACCATGGCCCTGTAAACTGACGCACCCATGCGCCAACTGTTGAAGCAACAAAAGAAGAAACAACATAAATTCCTTGTGCGGTGTCAGCAGTAATTTTTGCGGAAAAATCACCAGTTTTGTAAACAAAACGACCTTCACGTCCTTCAAGGGTTAGATAAACTTGACCGGTTGCAATCGGTGTTGTTGTGATCGCCGCAATACTTGAAACATTGAGTATTGTTGACGCTGCCGCCGCTTCCGCACGATCTGCCGCATTTTCTGCCGCTGCCTGAATCGCACTACTTGTTTGATCGGACAGGAGGCGAAACGCACCACCTGTTTTTACACCAATTGCAACCATACCGGCAACAAGACCGCCAATTGCAATGTTGCTCCCGCCGTTGGTTAAAATAGGAAGTGCTATTTCACCGTTAATAGAAACTGTAGGGGGTGAGACAGTGTTACTGCCTAAAATCGGAATTGCAATCAATGCGCGCGCATCTGAATTAGGAACAGGTAAATCTGTTGTGATTTGAATTGCGTCAACAGTTCCAGAACCGACATTGATTCCACTAATGAAAAATTGTGGAATATCAATTCGTTTTACCCATGTTGGCGTTACTGCCGTTCCGGTGTTTTCATAAATACCGTTGTATGCGGGAGTGCTATCATTCGTAACCCATGCCATGCAACCCGCGCTAGGTGCGCTGACAAGCGCCAAAAGAGCCGCGCGAGTAGCTTTAACAATTGCACCAGCTTGCGCGCCTTCCAATTGTGTTTGCATTTCAGCAAAAGCTTGCACAATGCCAGTTCTAGATGGTTGTTTGTTTGGATCAAACGGAACACCGAGAACAGCCGATTTAATTTTGTCAAGGGGCGTTGTCATTTGCTTTGTTCCGTGTTATGTTCAAGGTGAAATTGTAATAGTGAAAGAAGGAAAATTGATTGCATAATTTTCGTAATCAATAATTCTAATTACGATATTTGCGTATGTTCCCGCTGTTGTTGGTGTTCCGGACACCGCACCCGTTGCCGTGTTTACCGTGAGACCCGGAGGCAATCTAGCGTAAACATCTGCAAAAATATAGGGGCTTGAACCGCCCGAAACACCAACTGTAAAGCCTGAATATGCGACCGACACTTGACCGGTTATAACAGGTGTTCCGCTTAAAGTGAATCGGTCTGTTACAAACGAACTATAATTAAACCAATCGGTTGATTTACCGGCTGTTGTTACAGTCCTGTAACGAATATGATATGGAACATTTGTTGCAACTGTTCCGCTAAATGCAAAAGACTGTTCCATCTTAACGGAAAAATCAGACCATTTAGCATCGTCAGCAGGAGAACCATTATCAAACTGATATTGAAAAATATAAGATTGATCAACTCTAGGTGTTGGATCAAATGTTATTTCAATCCGTCCATTGTCATATTGAACATCAACGTTTGTCGGTAAATCAATGGTTGTGATATCTTCTGATTGTTTTCTTTCCGGTTTGGCGACTTCCTCACCCGGCAACAAATTAAACCGATTTGCATCAATCGGGACGCAACCGAAACCGCAAAACACGCCAGCCGCATCAACTTCAACCTGAGTAACGATTTCGTAATCGCCTGAAAACGTGTTGTCATATTGCAGATTCACGACACGCTCTTGACGAGCTTTCAGCCCGCGCAATCCAGTTGTCGGCAACAATTTGTGTGCAGCCTGGGAGCGTAAACCAATTGATTTTGCTAATCTCATTGCTTGATTATGATTTTGGATCGAAAGCGCATCGATAGTTAGAAATTTCGGTGCTTGACCGACAACATAATAAAGAGGATTGAGCCAAGGTGCGCTAGGTTGTGCTGTATATCGTGCGGATGGATCAATATAACGCACAATAACGCCTTGTGTGAGGCTTTCACCGTTCTGCGCTTCGACACTTTCCATTGCTACAATGTCGCGATTTCGGACTAGCTTTAAAGAGGGTGCGTAATAGTAACCGACGCGAGGCCAGCACTTACCATCATCATCAAAAACTAATTGTGCATCACAAGCCATAAGAATTTCTTGTTCTGCCGCAAATCGTTCTTTGCTTTCCGGAACGGCAATTGCACACTGATATCTGACAACTTCATCGTCATTCATATCTAGAATGACTTCATCGCAGATATCGGCCATTTCTTCAATCTTGGTCCAATTGATATCGGATTCAGATTTGCCACGACCATAACGATAAGTGCGAAATGCAGCCCATATTAAAACAGGATTTTTTGTAAACTCATAAGTAAGGCGATTACCGAGCGTTTGCGACACGTCGCGGGGATCGTAAACGTTTGACCAATTAAGGACAATCGAGAAAGACGGTTCACCAACACCGATTGAACCGCGCCATCTAAAAACTTTATGCCGATTAGTTGCGGCAACAGTGTTGATTTTAATAACACTATATGTTGTTCCGACTAGCTTATGATCAGAAGTCCAAAGAGTCGGAAAAGCCGCTGCAAATTCTGTAACCGGAGGCGGGACAGGATTATCTTCTGTAAAAGTGCGCGTCCAAATACGAAACATATTCTTGCGACCAACGCCGGAAGTCGCAATATTGTCACCAGCATCTAGCGAGAAATCAAGATCAACAACGTTTCCTGATCCATCAATATTGATTTCTTTGTCATCAAAATAACGACGATGAACGCTGGTTAAAATGCTGTCTGAATGCACAAGCAAATACCAAAAGTTACCGTCAGAATCAAATTCAGCGAAAAGAACGGCACCACCGGAGCGCGATTGCCCGCCATGCCACCACCGTTCCGGTTCGGCAATTCGAACGTTTACCTTGCTTGCTTCAATCGTCGGTGTTTGGGGTTTTTTGACAAAAAGACCGGAAAGCAACTGGACGCCTATACCGAGCACAAGACCGCCGATTGCCTGAATCAAGAACGGACTTAAACCAGTCCACGCACTCAATCCGGCGACACCAGCCGTGATCGCAGCACCAGCCGTTCCGACAAACGAGCTAATGGCCGTAAAGATCAAAACAATTTCGGCCATTAGCTCCAAATCCCTGCAATTTTTAAAGATTTCAAACGCAATTCCAAGACGCCTCGCACCATACGAAATGCGACACCCTCACCCGTGCAAATACCAGGGATGAAATTTCCGGCGTAGTTTATCAGGACAATCGATCCGCGAACAGCCTGAGAAAGCCGCTTAAGCCCGCTGGCATCAATCATTGCCGTTTCACCGCCTTCGCGCTCTATCCAGTCCAGCGCGCCCGCTTCGTCGGTGTAGGTGCCTCGATATTTTGCGCCAAAATCGACGCCATCCCGTAATAGAACATAATCCGCAATTGCGAGCATGCAGTCATTCTTTCCACGTTCAAACGATGTTGAACGCCAGATTTTCAAGGTTTGATCCACGCAATCCATTGCAATAACCATCAAGGCAACTGAAAAGTGCGATTTGCGAGAATCGCTAGAAATTCGCAACCTTTATCGACCGAAACGCCTAATTCACTTGCGCGTTGTCGCTGAATTGCATCCGCGTATGTTCCGCCTGGGATATTGGAACGCCCGAAATTTCCATCTTTGCAAATCACCGATGGAACATATTTTTTAACGATGATTCCGCCTTGCGTTTCCAGCTTTTCACTGAATTTTGTGTTCATCATCGTTAAATCTTTGAAATGCACAATCGGTGTTGACGGTCGCAATCCTTCTGTTGCATCAATCCATGCGACGAGATAACACGTCAATTTTCGCCCATTCGTTCGCCACTGTTCGGCGCGAATTGCATCATATGTTTGTTGAATTGATTGACCGGGCAAATCCACGATATCCAATGAAAACGTATAGGTTGCGCTTGAGCCGTCGCGCCCGTCAGTAATTGACGGAACGCGATGATGATCAACATTGTTTGCGTCAATAGAGCCTAACCATTCGTTTCCGTCGCTGGTGAAAAGCTTTCCCTTGCCTTGCCAGATGCGAACCGGATAACCGTTGAAATCATAAAACCAGCAACGCCGAACCGTTACGCGAATATCATTCAAATCGTCATCATCACCGAATTGATTGTTGAGCAAATCATAAAATTCGCTCATACGATCACCTCTTGAAAAATGATCCGATTTGGTTGAATATAACCAACGTTGTTAGCCTCATACAGAACGCGCATTTCATTACCGTTCGCAATGTTTCCGGTAAAATAAGGTTCGGTTAAAATCAAATCATACAGATTGACATTGCGCCGCAACGGAGGCGAAACGGTTAAATTCGCAACGTTATCTGTATATTCAATATCTAGAATGATATAAGAATTGTCATGAATTCCGATGACATGACCGTGCTTGAAAATTTCACCAAATGTCATCATGTCAATACTTACAGAAGTGCTACCTTCCAACGCAACGGACGTGACCGGAAATGCAAAATCATTGCTCCAAAGCTGGCTATTGTCCCATGCCGGTTGACTGTATAGACCTTCTGCCGCCCATGGAATACCAGCATTTTCAATCAAACCGAGCGCGCTTGATCTGATCAACTGCGGTGTTTTTGTCAGCTTGATTCTGAAAATTTCACCGTTGATTTTCGACATGAGCCAGCTTGAAAGCGGTGAACCCCATTCTGTTATCTGCAATGCGATCTGCATTTCCAGAACCGCCCGCCCGCCCGGTTCGGGCGAAAGCATGCGGGCACCGCCGCTTGTGAAACCGCCATCATAGGCCGCACCAGGAACGTGAAACAACTGCGATTTAACCGGCACGTTCGGAAAATCGTAAATTTTATGATTGATCGTCATTAAATCGCACCATCTCGTCCGAATTGGTCAAGCCAGCCAACAAGCTGTTTTTTCACGTCCTCTTGCGTTTGTTCGGCTGTTGCACGAATTGACGCTTCAATATCCTTACTGGAAACCGCGCCCGATATCGTGAAATTGTTCGCAATCTGGACGTTATTTTCAACCGGTCGATTCTTACCTGAATTGCCGTGCATCTGGACGCCTAGCGAGCCGTCAGCACCGCGCGCGAGCGGAACAACTGCTTCTGGTCCAGCTTCACCCATAACACCGAGCTTACCGCCCGCAAAATTGAATGGAGTGGCCTTGCTGACAACGCTATTAGCAAACGATCCGCCTCCGGCAAACATATGCGGTCCATCGAATGCACGACCCTTTGCAGCCGCGACAATCGAACGACTACCAAAACCAGCATCACCGCCGAATGTGCCACCGTCGCCAAATTTGAAACCGCCGAACAGACCGAGCAAAGGTTTAACGATCATTGCTTGAAAAGCAATTTTCACCAAATCTTTAACGATAGATTTAGCAAGATCACCAAAACTAAATTTGCCCTTGAATGCCATGTCAACGAATTCATCACCAACTTTTTTCAGTGATTTTTCAGCGAATTTTTCCATTTTATCGCTAACATCGTCGGTGTTCTTTGTGACGAGTTTCGCCCATTGATCGGACGTGCCACCAGCCGCCATGAACGCATCTTTGATTTTACCGAGACTTTGCGCGTAGGCTTCATTTGTAATCAGTCCGTTTTCAAGCGCAGTTTTTGCACCAGTGAAAGCGGTATTAGCCTGGTTGAATGGTTCGGATAGTGTTTTGTAAGCTTCTGCAATCTTTTGAAGGTCGCTCAATTCCTTTTCAGCAGCACCCGAACCACCACCGCCTCCGGATTTGTTTGGTATTTTGGTTGACGGAGTGCCTAAGCCAGAAGGTCTGGAAGGCGGAATCGGTTCATCAATCGTATTCCATCCCGGTTGTGTATTTGCATACCCGATTTCATTAAGTCGATTTGTTGCACGTAGATTTCTTAAAAGCGCAGGATTGCGACCGTAAGCACGTTCAATCGCTTGATTTTGTTTTGAACCTATTCCAGTATCCGGAACATTTTCGTTAGCTGTCTTAAGTTTTCCGATCCATGAAAATGCGTTTTTAGCCAAGTCAATAAAATTGAGCATTTTGACCACTACACCAGCAATCGCAGCTTTCATTTTAATGGAAAAAACTTCACTGGATTGTGACCAAGATTTGTCAAACTCACCAGCACGCTTAACTAACTCACTATCAATGATCGCACCTGATTTTGTCGCTTCCATCCCTGCATTCTTGAATGCTCCCGGACCGTTTTCAAGCGCATCAACCCATTCTTTTGACAGACCAAGAATTTTTGCAATTTCGATTTTATCAAATTCAGTTTTAGCATTCTGAATAAGTGTCGATGAATCCAGCAAAAGTGCATTCACATCTTTCAATCGCCCTGCTCTATCGGTAATCGAAAGATTGTTTGCCTCGAAAATCTCTTTGATTTTACCTTCACCTTCACGAAAGTTTTTGTTTGCTTCCTCACCTAACGCGTTTACACCTTTGTAAAACTCGCCACCACCGAGACCACCGAGTGAAGCAGCAGCAAACCGCGATTTCTGCAAACTATCAAATGAAACCGCAGTAGTTTTTGCAGCTTCACTTAATTCTGTCATTGCAGAATAAGAACCTCTTGCAGAAGCGGCAATTGCCGCAATTGCACCAGCAACAGCACCGGCTGCAATCTTCATCAAACCAAACGATCCGGACGCCTTGCCAGTGCCGGAAGCAAGATCACCAAATGCACCGTTAGTTTTTTTCAACTCTCCGGACAGGTTTTCAGCCGCTTGTTCGGCACGCTTTGCAGCCGGAGGAAGCGAATCTAGATCGCGCTTTGCCGTAACAAGGTCTTTTGTGTCTGCCTTGAAATAGATTTCGGCAACATCAGCCATCATTTCACCTTGTGTTTTTCAGCAAGTCTCGCGCGATAATTTTCAAACTCTTTGTTAGTTTCCTCGCAAAAAGTCGCGTCCATTGCGCGCAAGATAACATATTCGGACGGGAAAACAACGTTTCCCGTCACGTTCGCCCATGCAAGAAATTCTGTCCAAGGGATCGGCGCACAAACACCGTCAGACACCCTTCCGACGCCACTAGCGAGGCTTTCGAACCAGTCCCAAAGATAGCGCCCTGATCCTGGAATGACTAAATCCGGGCTTTCAACATTGAAACGCGCGTTTCGTTCACGTCGCGTTTCACCATTTTCATCTTTGAAATCGTATCGAATTTTCATGCGAATTGCTTCGCACAATTCCGCCTCTAGAGCATAAAAAAACTTTTGGTTTCCGATAGTTCTTCGTCAACCTGTTTGCGAAACCATTCAAGTTTTGAAAGAACGTTGCGCACATTTTCAGGCGTGAAATCTGGTTTCTTTCCCTCAAATGTAACATCTTTTCCGTGCCAATTCCAATCGATGATCGTTGTAACTATCAACTTCATGGTATTTTCTTCGATTTCAGCACTGGTAAACGTCTTATTGCGCTGACGAAGGTTCAACGCCTTGTCATTGATCATTCGTGCAACCGGTTTCAAACGTTCATCGTCCGGTGACATGAGCGTTACAGAAATACCGAGATCAGCACCAGAAACAGGGTGTTTGATTTCAATGATGCGTTCGATTGGTTGAATTTTCGAAATATCCATAATGCACCTGTTTTTAGAAATGAAAAAGCCGTCACACTCTCGCGTGACGGCTGGAATTTGTCAATCTGGTAAAATTTACGTCACGGTTGCCGTAGCGGCAGACTGTGCAGAAGCCGAACCGGACGCATTGACCGCATAAACAACAACGGTAATGATTTTTCCAAGATCGGCAGTAACGAGCACATACGTTGCATTCACCGCACCATCGATGTTGACACCGCCGCGCTTCCACTGACGAGTGTAAGTAATGGTCGCATCACCCGTAAAGGTGCCGGTTGTGCTGGTGAGAGTTTGACCAACGGTCGCCGTGCCAGTGATCGCCGGAAGCACCGTGTTAACGGGCGGATTGCCGACCGCAGTAGGATCAACAAGCACTTCGCGCTGGTTCAAACCGAGCGTGTAAATCTCAAGGTCGAAATCTTCGTTGCGGCCCATAGGGCGCTTGGGACCAGTGATCAGACCACGATTATAAATCACTGTCGGTGTGCCGGTCGCGTTCGTCGGATCATTACGAACCATTTTGAACGCATAATTCAAGTTTGTAAGGCTGGACTCGCGCAAGATGATCTGTCCAGGATCAGCAGCAATTCGTGCAAGTTCGATTTCAGGCGAACCGGCATCTGTCATGCCTTTGGCCTTCTGCACAACGTCCGTATCCCATGTGTCATATGTCAGAATGTTGGTGCTAGAGCCTACTTCACCATGCGAACCAACGCCCTTGATTTCAACCCATGAAAGCGCTTCGAAACCGGCACGGTTCAACGTGCTTTCCTGATTTGTTGCACAAATATAGAGTTTCGAACCCGCATTTGCGTTTGCGAAGGCGTGCGGCATCGCTGCAATGATCAGCGCACCAAGAGAAACGCTGTTGAACAATTTTTTCATTTTCTGATATCCTTACGGTTTGAACAGTTGGTATTCGATTGTGTAAATAAACAGCGTTTCGCGATCATTGATCAAATTACCATCCGATAAAGGATTTTCGGTAATCTTGATTGCATCCGAACCGTTCCACAATACTCGGTTTTTACTGAAATATCCAGCGACTTCCGAAACGAGATCATGAGGCGCGTAAACGCCTGAATCGATGATAGGCCAGTGCAGAATCAGCCGAACGAACCCGCGATATGTTCGCTCTTGTCCCCATGCATCATTGGTTCGGTTGTTCGGAATATGGACAAGCTCTAGCCATTTTCCATCGTTCGGCGGATCGAACGCACGCCCTAGAAATTTGACCGGTAATCCTGGCACCGAGCACGCCGCAACAGCAGCTATGACCGCTGTTTGAATTGGTCGCAAGACAAGGGATTCACTCAAGATTGCACCGCCTTGATATTTTTCGCGACAATCGCGGGCCAATTCTGGACGGCAGAGGCTAGAAAACCGTCATAAACTTCACGGTATTTAGCATAATTCGCAGTCCAACCAAAATAAATCGTGTCGCCTAGTTTGAATTTTCCCAGTGATATCACAACACTTGTCACGTCCGGTTGATACCGTCCCGGCGCGGTATCGTCAGCCGGTCTAGTCGGTCCTGTCGGCACTCCGGACAGCGACATTTGACCGGAGGCGCGCAAAAAACCAGTGTCAACGCGCATTTTACCACCTTTTGCAACCGGCTTCTGTGCAATATCAACAACCTCTTGAACAGATTGCCTGACAATAGCTTCCATGCGCTTTGTCGCGTTTTCAACAATTTCATCTGTCGATACTGAAAACGATTTGACCATTTGACAACCTGTTAGAATTTGATATGTTTGATCAACGCAACGAACGAGACGGAGTTAATTAAATGATTATCGTAACTGAATATCATTCAAAGAAAGAATTGAAAGCATCGATTGGTAAAACTTTAAAATATCGTGAAACCAGCATTCATGGTTTAGAATATCGAATCGATGGAACGTTCGTTGTTGCACACCGCCCGGCACTCGGTTATTTTAGAGCAGGGCGGGAATTTTTTGCAGAAGTTACGATGAAAAACGGATTGATTGCAAAGGTGACATGAACCGAGCGGGCGTTATGCCCGCTTTTCAGGATTATAATAAATGAATAATTCACCACTTAAAACACTGTATTATAAACCGCGATACACAAACGAACAAGCGTTCGATTTGTGCAGTCCTTTATTGCGTGAGGCCATTTCACTTTCTGTTATTGAATGGTGTTCCCGAACACTGCTGAGAATGGAAAGAAAAATTGGAACATTTGAAACAATCAGAGAATTACACCGATGGAACATTTCAGAAGCTTCCGTCTATTATATCGGAAAAGGTAAATCAAAAAAATTTATCAGAACAACCGTTGTTGAATGTGACGTTAAACCACAAGACAATCTAAAATTTATCATGGTTTGGATGCGTTCCGCAACCAATTCACCGACAACCGGACGCGGCAACGGCAATTGATAACTTCTCCGCCCGATGCACCTAGCGAGGAATCGCCAGGATGCATTAGCTTTTCACCATCGGGCGTTACAAATGGTTCATCGATACCGACGCTCTGACCATCCATTTCTTTGTGACTGTCTCGCACCCGCTTGTCTCCGGCACTGTCCCAAATGCGCGCGACTTGTGACGCTTTGACCGTTCCGCTTTCAACCGCCTGTTTGATTGCTTCATATTCAGAACGGTTAAGGCTTTGAATTCCTTCCGTTCGCGCAATGTTTGTTCCGCGCAATTCAAGCATGTTATCGCGATATCGTCCAATCAACTTATTGATTGTTTCGGACGTTAATGGTTGCTTTTTATCAAATGCAGCGCGAACGGTTCGGTCAAATCGTTTATCGCGCATCTCTCGCGAGAAATAGCGTTCGTTGAATTCTTTCAAATCACGCGCTGCATTTGCTGACCATCGCTCTTGTGGAACGGTCAACCCGATCAATCCGCCTTCACGACGCTTTGTTGTCGGATTGATCCTGCCGACAATATCAAGCGCAATATTGCGCGGATTTCGTCCGTCGCGCATTCCTTCTGTGACCACGTTTCGAATCGCTGTCTGTGTGTCCTCGGTTATGCGAGTGACGAGCATTGAAGATTGTTCGCGCAACCACTTTTCCGCACGACTGTTGCGCACGTCAAAGCGGAACACGGCAGCACCAGAGAGCGGGCGCGGCACGGTTGCCGCTACGGTAACGCCTCCGGTTTCAAACGCCGTTTCTAGCGCCTTTTCCAACGGACGAAACGCGCCTTGATCCATGCCGATTGCACGAAGTGCGCCGACCGGATCACCCATTTTGATTGATTCTTCCACACGCCCTAGAATCACGTTATCCACAATATTCCGTATGGACGCGCGAAAACCTTCCGCAATATCAGGAATGAAAAAATCCAGAAGTTTATCAAGTAAAGATTTTTTCATTTTCTGACAATCAATGTGAATGCAACGGGCGTTCCTGCCGCTGGTTTCGGTAAAATCCCAACGATTTTATAACGAATTCCGTCAATTTCAATGAAATCTTTCAGCGTGAACGTAACAGCCGGAACGCCGGTTGAAACGATCAAATCACCGACCATTGCAAGACCGTTTTTGATAAACGATTGAGCACCTTTGGTTGCCGATCCTTGCACGGTCGCGTTGATTTCGCGCGACACTTCCGAAGGTTCGCCAGGATCATCGTCAGAACCAAGACCGGACAAAATCTGAATATGATTGATCGTGCCTTGTTTGAATTCCGCAAACAAACCGGAGGTGACACGCTGCAAATCTGAATAAATCGACATTTCTAACACTCCGGTCAAAATTTCACTTGACGCATTTCAGATGCACGATCATAAACGCATTTGTCAAACGCATTAATGAAATTGCGCAACAGATACGGAGTTTTAACTATGGCTAAGTTTGAAAAGAAGAATACCGCGCTTGCTGTTGTCGGCACCGAGGGTGAAAATCAGGAAGTTTCGCGCGCTACCGTCAAGCGCGTTGCACCTGTAATCGTCGGTGTTTCGAGTGCTGTTACCATGCCGACACGCGCGAACAATCGCGGTTCGAAGTCGCTTTATAACTTCGATGCGCTTGCTGTTGGTCAGTCTCTTGTCGTGACGAACAAGACCGCAAAGCAACTTGCGAGCGTGATCACAAACGCGAATAAGCGTTATCTTTCGACCAAGAAAGACGCCGAAGGCAATGTCGTTTACAAGACGGTCAAGGCATCGGACGGCAACGGAGGGATTACGGAAGTCAAGACTTCCGAAGCTGTCATGATCGCCAGCAAGCGATTCTTTGCTACGGATTGTGATCCGGCTACCGATCCGGACGGCGCTCTTGTTCGCATCTGGCGCGAAGTCTAATCGCATTTCATCACCTAATGATAATGTATCAACCCGGCAGAAATGCCGGGTTTTTCATGCGCGAACAGCAGCACCAGAAAGACCGGACGAAATGCCGTTTTGCTTGCATATCAGAAGCGACAAAATTTCATCAACTTTCTTGAATTGTGTTTGAATTTCAGAAGATGACGAGAAATCAGCATATTCGAGCGAGATAGCACCATCAATTGAAACACTGCGATATTGTGCGGGCGCCCAGTTGACAGAAAGCGAAAATGTTCCGGTCAAATGAATCAATGCAACTTCGTATGTAGCATGTTCGATTTCAACAGGAACGGTTGCACTCTCAATTGTGTAACCGTAATAATCAAACGCACTCACGCGAGGCCATTCGCGAACCTGGGAGCGCATGCCGACTTTCGTTCCTTCGAAAAGCGAACGATATTTTGAATCGAGCCATTCGGAAGCAACTAGCAACGATTCAAGAATTTTTGCATCTGAATGCGTTCCGATTACTGTTCCACGTTCGGCATGATATGCTTTATAACCGATGACCGTTCCGTAATTTGCCATTAGTTGCCGCCTATGATGATTCTAGCGAGTTGATCACTAGTTAACTTTTCACGCGAATCGATACGCATGCAGTTGTTGCAAAAATCCATGTTATCACGACCTTTGTAAAAATTGTGCAGGTCCGGAAACCTGCACACATTTATTGAATCATCGCTTTCAAGATCGCAACGAGCGTGACTTAAAGCCTTTGTCAGACTCTTGAAAGTCTTTAGCTTATGATCGCGTTCCAAGCATCAACCTCGGTTGCGAACGGAGTATCAACAAGCTGGTTTCCGTCGCTGTCAACGATGATGAACGATTTGCCCTTTTTTGCAACAAGCTTCTGGACGGGTGCGACTGCCGCAAGAGCGTCGGCATCCATCGGGAGCACATGCACGGAAGAATCGAAATCACTTTCGTTGATTACAACAGGACCGTTTTCAGTGAAAATTGTAATCGTTTTGAGAATATCAGACATGTTACTTCCCTTTTATAGTGCCACAAATGGAATTGTTGCGGTAGCGACATCGGCACCAGCGATGCCAGCCGGTCCTTGAATGCCTTGCGGTCCTGTAGCGCCATCGGCACCAGCGATGCCAGCCGGTCCTTGAATGCCGGGAACAAGAATTTCAACAACTTGAACAGCATTCGAGCCAGCAACTTCAACTGTTTTGATTGCCGGTTCAACGATAATTTCAACAGTTTTAATTTCACTCATTCCACACCAGATTTACCGGTTATTACACCATAAAACATTGGCGCATCTTTAATCGAGTTGATTTCAGGTTCAATCCAATATTTCGAATTAGCACCAACTTCGATCAACAATGATTGTGTGCGTGTCATTTCAAAAGCGATGCAACCAACTGTTGAACCCCATACCTCATTAGCGCGTGCAATTGCACGCGCTGGCATGGATGCGTTGAACTTTAGAAAATTTGATATGATTGTGTTTCCGCTGCGATCTTTTACGATCAAATTCAGCGTGTAACCAGTAAAATCAACCGGATTTCCGCTTGCATCATATGCACGCCAGATTTCCAAGGGATCGGAACCGCGCCAAATTTCGATGTTTCGTTGCGTCGGCATCGGTTATCCCCTGATAAATTTCGGGCGGGTTTTGAAGCCCGCCCGGTATTCTAGTTCTCGATTAACCGAGAAGGATAGCAATATTTTCCGGCTTGCTCGCCTTGACACCCCATGCAAGCGCCAGTTCGATACGGACCTTGCGGTAGCCAGGATAGATCGCCATTTCAAACGTCATGCCCGAACGCGGATCGGTGATCAACATGCGGTCGACAGCCTGGTCGCCTTCGTCCGGAAGCGCCGGAGGACGCATCACAATGTGAAGTGCATCCTGCGAAAACGCGACGTTTGCCGCATAATTCGCACCCGTTGTGATCGCAGTTGCACTTGTTCCAATCGCAACCCGAAGACCCGGAGCGGCAAGAGTGATCGTGCCACCACCAGAAACGTCCGTATCACCGGACGCCACAACGTATTTGTTCGCATCACCGGCAAACGTGATCACGTCACCAGCTTTAATCGTGCCAGTGCCAGCAGAAGCGAGCGTGATCACAGTAGCACCGACCGCATAACCAGTCGTATTCGTCGTTGCGCCGGAGTTGGTGCCCTTGGTGAAATTAACAGTCTGTGCGCTTTCCTTGAGCGAAAGACCGTGAATATTCAGCAATTCACCGTCGCGCAAAGTCATCTGCGAACCGGCTTCATTGACCTTCGTAAGATTGCCGAGCGTGCGAAGATTTGCGCCCGCGCTGGTATTCATCACCAGCGAACGACCGGAAGCCGGAGCGCCGTTATCGTCAAGAATCTTACGAATCTGTGCGGTGCCGGAAAGATCGGAAGCAAAAGGTGTAGTGCCAGCCGTGCCATAAGCACGCGAGGCATTAATCTGCGCTTCAATCGCAAGATCGGATTCAGCTTCGTTGACGAGCGTGCGAATCGCTTGAGCAATAAGCTGCGCCTGGGTGCTGAGATAACCAGGACCAAAGTTAATCCCGCGCTGTTCCTCACCAGTGAAGCCAAACGGGACTGCCTTGGATTTCGAAATCGTCAGCGAACCAGCCGGAACCGTTACGTCTGCCGGTTCGGGAATCGTCATTGCCGGAACGATGTTGACCGAGGCAAGCGCGGGAGCAACCGAGTATTTGACCGCCTGACCAAGCGCAGCACGTTCGGCACCGAACGCACGACCAGCCGAAGGAATGAACCCGACGAGTTCACGCGAAACAACATCGAGAGCCGCGTAAATATCGGGAATGATTGCCGTAAGCGTATTGGCATAAGCGGCAGAGTGGATAATTGCGGGCATCGCAATTGTGGAAAGCAGAATCGAGCGCTTGCGCATCGGAAATTCCTATTCTTTGAACATTATCGGTTGAAATTGATTTGAGCCATCCAGCCCGAAGCGCCCGCAATCATCCGAAATTAGGCAATGATGGACGAATAAGCGATTTTCAAAATTTAGTCAATAAGTGCTTGTAATAACTGACTAATTGGTCAAATTTGACCATCTTCGTTGCAATTAGCGTGACCATTGCACAAATAAAGTTGACAATCATCGCAATTATGATAGGTTCAATCAACGCAAACGAAACTGAGGGAATAAATCAGATGATCGGTAAATGGGAAATCAATACTGACAAATACGGAACCGGCGAAAAATACCGAATCGGCAAAGTTGTTGTCGCCAATTTTCACATCGGTTCTGTAAGTCGTGGCGATCCGATTAAATATCGTTGTCAAATCGAACTACCGGGAATTCGTATCAAATCTGAATTCGAATATCATGAAACAATCGAATCTGCGAAAGCACAAGTCGAACGCGGTGTTGGTGTTTGGTTCAAATGGATCAACGACAATGGATAAGATTTTCACTTACGCTAATTCAACTCGCGACAAGAACGCAACATTCTTTCGTGCAAACAACAAGAGTCAGCATGCTGAACTGTTGAGACTGATTTTGCGCAATCCGATTTCCGGTTTTGTGTTCGAAGGTGACTATTCGGTGAAAGTTGCACGACATGCAGCGCACGAAATTGCTGCACATTGTATTCGCAACGGCTGGACGCTTGGAGTTTGAAAAAATAAAGGCTCGCTAGGTGCATCACGCCTAACGAGCCTATCGACCGGAGCGCCTGAGATACACGCTCGACAGTCAATCTTGTTGTGAGCATGAGGAAATGCGATCAATCCACAATCGACAACTCACCCTTGCCCATGAGGCCAGATGCTTCTGCCTGTTTCATGGCCGGGAGCTTGTCGAATTCGGCGCGTGTCATGGTCCTGGAACCACCGCGAGCACCACCGCCGCCGCCGTTTCCGGAACCGCTCTGATTCTGTGCTTTCAGGATTGAATCCTTGTGTGGATAAGTCGCAACAAGCTTTTCAAACGCTTCGTTAACGTCTGCGATTTCGCCCATACGCTTATCGGAAAAAATCTTGTTTCCGCTCATATCGTAAGGAACAATTTTATCATCTTCGATCTTGAAATTATTTCCAAAAAATGCGCGGAACATTTCAGGCGGAACGGCAACACGATCACGAACAAAATCGCTCGACGCAAAAGCGTGATCAAGCATCATCTTATCAAGGCGCGATTTCAACGAACCGTTTACCGTGTCACGTTCGGCAATCTGTGCCTGATAGCCTTTACCGATTTCATCGCGAACGCGGTCAATCTCACCAGCATCGATCAACTTTTTCTGATCAATCTTCGAAAGCTTTTCCATTGCCTCGCGTGCTGCCGCCGCGTCCAAACCGTCAAAGGCTTTGGCTTTCAGTTCTGCCGCTTCTGCCCGTTCGCGGTTCGCTTTGGCTTCACCGTTAAGCCTGGAAATCGTATTTGCTTCGATGATTGCTTCCGAACCATCTTCTTTGACGTAAACCGGATTGCCGTTATTCATAACGACTTTTCCGTCAGCGTCCAGTTTCCATCCGGCTTTACCGCTTTCAAAAGCGCGAGGCATACGGACTGATGCGAGGAATTTAAGTTTCATTTTGATCATCCGATCTTTGCACCGCACACAATCCAGTGTGTCGGCAATAGGTGAATAACTGCCAACAAGGGAATTGTTGACAACGCCACATTTTAGCTTTTCTTTCTGATTAGTCAACGCCCGAAAGGTGCATCATGCAATCAAATTTGTTCGATCCGTGCAAAGCCGGACGTTGCGGTTTCAACGATCTTCGAATCTCAACA